CTCATATTCACTTAACTTTGTTGTCCCCAGTAGTGGCATCGGTTGCGTCCTTGCTTCGTGATTGTGAACGACGCCGCGCTGGCCGCGGCTTAGACTTTGGTGGGGTTAGATACACCTCACGCTTTACTAGTTCTTGATACCTTTCCGTCCATGGATGGTCTGGAAAGTGATGCAACCAACAACCAATCGCGTTCTTGATTAACCAGTCATCAGTCTTCATTTGTTTTGTCATTAACTAATTGTTTTGCATCCCTTGTCATAAGGGTTTCTAGTTTGACGTGGTCTACACGTCCATGTGGTGAATCATAGTCACAGAAGTAGAAGCGCAAAGCCTCAGCCAATAGCAAAGACATCATCTGTTCTTGATTACGTAGCTCAGCATCTGCTACCTCTTGCAGCACAACCATTTGTGCGTCGTTGAGTGTGTAGTTGTTCATGCGGAAAGAATAAAAGACTTACGATCGAGTTGATGAACAATGTGTACAAGTTGCGTCCTTGTGATTAGACCCTTCTTGTAATCTTGCATGGCTACAATTTGTAGCTCACGTATCTGTGATTGGGTCACATCATTAAACCTCTTGTGAACAAAGCCGCGCTCATTGCGTCGGCAATAGGTAAGCCAGGCATTGCACCTGGCATGGAGGCTTAAACCTCTACCTAAGTGGAACAATCAAGCAGCGACGAGATCGCGCTCCTTGACTGCGTCCTGGATGTCGTCAACGTAGTGATCAGCTATGTCATGCCAATCCACGTCGTTGATGGTTGCGTTCATGATGTCCTGCACAAAGCAGTTGTCAGTGTCAACAACCTCGTCGAGATAAGACTCAACGTACTCTTGAATCCATGAAGCTAGATAACAACGAATGCCATCTGCGTCCATGTCATCAAATACACCTGACTCCACATCATCTGTGAAGTCCAAGCAATCGAAGTGCAGGTTGACCAACCACGTGGCGTAGTTAGTCCAGCCGTTGTACTTCTGTGTGTCCATGATTGACTAAGTGAAACAATAAAAGGACCGAAGGTCCAGACTGCAGCAGGGCGTTGCACCCTGCATGTGAGCTATGACTCAAGCAGTGACAGGCATCTGAGATGCAAACAACACATCGAGAACACGACACTCACCAAACAACCGAGTCTTACAATCGTAAGGAAGCAAGTTGTCATTAACCCACAAACCTAGGCTCATGTTTGGGTTCATGAGAAGGTTGAGGATTGCACGTCGAGATACACATGTGTACTCGTAGACGTTACCCTTTGAAAATGCAACCTGGACGATTGCACGGATAGGGTCAACGTACATGACCTCTACACAGTCAGAAGTACGTACAGGAATTTGAATGAACATAGAAACAATTGAAGTGAACTAATGCGTCCTTGATTAGCAGCGTTAGCTGCGTCCTTGACGCAATACCAAGCAGCCCGACTCAAACGGGCAGGGCGTCGGTGCACCGTGCTGGTGTGCCATGAGCAAACAAAGCGTGTGGCTCCGCTGTCTATGTGCAACGTATCTGCCACACCTCCCGGTCAAGTACCCATGCCGGTCGTCGCTACCCACCAGTTAATCTGGAAGTGGTGTGCTTATTCAGTTGTCAAGGTTCTGAGGCAGTGAGTGGTGATTGAAGATCGAGACTCTCCTCACCCTTAGCAGGGAGAGTCGAGATCAAGATCATCAAACCACTCAACTGGGAGCACCATAGCAGCACGGCAACCATTGCCAAGCCGCAACAGTGTATCAGGCTGTACCGAGAGGACAGGAGACCCATTGTCAATGCTGGATTGATTAGCCCTGCTTATAGTTGCATAAGTGGTGCTTATACAACTGAGATCCATTGGTATGACTAGGTTTTCTCAACATTCTCAAGAGGGCGCAACAGATAGAACCACATAGAGACACGCAAACCAACTACCGCGCGTGCCTGATGTGCGCGTGTTTCTTCTAAAACCCAGTCCCCTCCGTTAGTTTGTAGAACTAACGCGGCCTTTCGACCCCCCTATGGGGGTGCTGCGTCCCTGTATATACGTTAATAGGCTTCAGAAATTTGTGTCATTTTTTCATCCGGCTCTATTCTGATGACACACTCGTAAGCAATACCATCATCTTGTATACTTTGTATCCTGTATTTACCAGGACCAACGTTAACAAAGCCAGCAATTAGACCACTAAGGATGTATTCACACATTTACGTCACCATTTTAGTGTTGTCGTTAGGTTCCTCTACGTGTGCTTCCGGTCCAAACCCTTCCTTTTGAATGCGTTGCATATCAAGGTTTTGTTTTGGTTGAACCTTTGTTAGTAGATCTTCCATCCATTCATACAAGTCTTTGGATGATTGGAGGAATTTAGCACTACCAAGGAGTTGTTTCATTTGTTTGACTGTACGGATACACCGTGCAGAGCCTTTATACGCTACGGAGAAGTAATGAGGACCTTCTCTCATACGTTGAAAGGCTATATATAGACCATTATTGTTGTGTATGTACTCTGGTTTTATCATTACTTATGTGTGTTTTAAAGACAGTAAACACAGAGTTGATAAGTAGAAACACAAAGCGTTTCCAAAATCAACCAGGAGTTAGTACAAGTTAAATCAATGTGTCTTTTGGTCTACTTGTCTTTGGGCGGTACTTACGGAATGTCCGTCTCGCTGCGCTCGACCTGGACATTAATAAAGGGGATGGTTTGTCATCCCCAAAGGTACAAAAGGAAGAGTACACCCACTCTCTTCCCCCTGTATACGGGTCGGACCGCACTAAACCCAGGTGGGGACTGAGGTCTTAGGATTCCCTCTTGCTTGTCTTCTTTGGTCAATATTCATGCCAAGAACCATGTGATTTGCAGCAGCTTGAGGGTCATCTTGCCATTCAGCGAGCATTTCATTCCACTCTTCCATCTTGCGTGATTTAACTGCTTCATGAGCAGAGATAGCAAAAGCATCAGTGAAGTATTTGACGCCTTGAGCTAAGCAGTCAATTCTGTCATCGTGTTTTACTGCACCTTTTTCACGGCACATACGAGACATCTGGTAGAAGAGCATATACATGAGACGTTTTTCTGGAGCTTCATCAGGGTTAGATTTAAAGTCCCATTCAATAACTGATCTGTCTATAACAAGCCGGTGTTGATTAAGTACTGGCTCAAGGCTGTCAATGATTCTGTCTTCTTTACGTACAGTGGCACGGACCTCTTCGACGTCAATGGCTTGATGGGTCTGCTGTAGGTGTTTTTTGAACAATTCTGCAACAATACCATCACCAAAGTTAGTTTCAATAACCAGTTTCGTAACGCCATATTTCCTACAACCCTTCAGAATATCGAGTAACGTTTCGTCGGAGTACCCGTCTCTGTAAGCACGCATGTTGTGCAAGTACAAGAAACCGTTGTGTTGGGAGATATAAGCTGCCGTCGTTTCATCCGTGCCTCTTCCCGACGGATCAACTGAGCAGATTGTTTCTTGGTAAGGATGCCATTCCCCTTGGAGTTGCATTGGAGAATAGAAATAATCTCCAGGGAGGCCAACAGTTGGGAGTTCTTTGATAATGTTTTTGGGGTCTGAGCACCAGACAACGGAGTCAGGAGCAGAAGTAGGGTTGACACTGGTAACAACCAGATCAGAGCATTTAAGGGGGAACTTTTCACTGTCAGATAGGGTAGTGTCTAGTTGGAACTGCAACATGAAGTTGCTACGACCCATAGATGCTTCACGTTCTATTAGGTCTTCATCTGTAAATCTGTCTGGATCTGTTACGTCCCAAGCTTTGGCACCGTTATCGATATCGGCTTGGAGTTGAGGAGCAATGAGCCCTTCGTAGTTAGCAAGAGACCGTGGGATGCGGGCTGGCCACACGAATGGCCTGTAATTCCGTTCGGCAAGTTTCCTGTAGACAGTAAAGGTAGTCTGAGGAGTACCGAGATACATAATTCTGGAATCATCTTTAGGTGTAAGGATGGATTCTGCTTCTGTGCAAAGTTGAAGTAGCTTTTCACGCATGAGTTCTGTCATCGAGTTACCAGGAACTTCGATGTCATCAAGGATCATGAGGTCAGCACGGCTACCAGTAAGCTGACCAGTGATTCCCACTGATTTAACAGACGGAGCTTGGTGAGGAGTGCAGTTAACGTCAAAAGATATGCGGGACCAACGGGAGTCATCAGATTTAGGACGCAAGTGAACCAGCCAAGGTGTTTCAATGATCAGCTTCTGTAGAAAGATGGACATGTTGTCTGCACGTTCTTTAGAAGCCGAGATAATCATGATTTTTTTCTCGGGGTTATTGAAGAGCGTCCAGAGGACAAAGGCTCCAGTAATCCAAGACTTACCGACTCCTCGGAAGGCTTGAATTTGTAAACGCTTAGGACCGTGTTGGAGATAGTCAGCGATAGCGTATTGAGCACGAGTTGGAGAAGGGAGGTCAAGCTGCTCCCACAGAGCTTGCAGAAACAGCTTGAAATCGCCCTGTAAGGCGTTTAAAACGGTGGACATATAGATACTTACCTAAGTGGAGAGAAGGACGGCTTGTGGTGGGTTACAGCGGCCTTAAAAAGTCACATAGTGTCAAAGTAATCACCATTTTTGTACTTTTTAGAGCCGTCTTTATAAGCATTCATAGCGCCTTGTACAACACCATTAATAGCGCCATTTACGGCCTTACTGGCTTTGCCGTCTGTAACACGATCTGCAAGTTCAAGAGCTGCATCACCATATTCGGCAATCATGCTTGCACCATATTTGATAGGCAATCGAGGTCTAGGACTACGACCCATCAATATGTCTTTTAAGCGATCATTGCCATTAGTCATCCACTCTAAAAAACGCTGAAGCTCAGCACTTTGTGCAGCCTTCTTAAGATTAGTCTTATCACCAATAATTTTGCGATTATCAGGCCGATTACCTAAAGGTCCGTAAGATTTTTCTAAACGCTCGATATGTTTCTGCGCCTCATCGGGGGACATTCCTTCTACAGTATCCCCTAAAAGTTTTAAATCAATAGTATGATCAATGTGAACATTTTTACCTTGTTTACGTAGAGAGCGAGCTTTATACTCTTGACGGCGATTACGGTTTTGCTCTTCTTTGGTTTGGGGTGGTCTTAGCTTGGTATTGGATGTACGTTTAGAATCTCCGTTATCACCGCGTGGAGAAAGGCGAATATCTGAACGTTGAGATGATAAATTGCCAGCTTTAGTTTTAAGAGGAGGTCCTTCGTACCCAGTAGCTTTATATGCATCAGTTAGGTTACCTTTATTAGTACGAAGCCACTCCTGCACTTTTGCAGGTGTTGACATAAAAAAAAGCCGCCCCTTTTGGAGCGGCGGATAAACTTTGTCTTAGTGCAATTATTGAGTATGTTTAGCTAGTACGTATTCACGCAAACGGTTAACGCCAAACGTGGTACGCATAAACTCTAGGTATGGTTTGCTTGCCTTTTTCTGATTACATTTTTGACAGGCTGGTACGATATTTGAGGCGACGGTTTCGCCACCAGCACTGCGAGGAACAACATGATCGAGAGTAAGATTAGATAATTCATAAGTCTTTCCACAATATACACATGTGCAGTCAAAATGTTCTTTGAGGGCTTTACGCCACATCTTTTTAGACATAGAACTGTTCATGGTAATTAAGTTGTACAGGTAATGTTCAGGAGTAGGAAGCAAAGGAGTCATTAGGCTCGGTATCGTTTGTTATTACCGTGGCCATTACGAGCACGGTTAATCTTCATTGATTCACGGGCTAAGCGTCCCTTGCTGTCATGAGACATGTCGGGACCACCTTTTCCGTAGACACCTGCTTTACGTCTAGCTTTATTTAGTTTGGATCGATATTCAGATTGGCCAGGTTTCTTGTTATATGCACGCATATAGCTGCGATGCTTAGCTGCAGCTTTTGGATTAGCGGCATAGAACCTGGAGGTTTTACCGTTTGCCATAGAGACGGGACTGAACCATTTCAGGGTCTACTTTTGGAAGAATAGAAGAGAGTTTGTCTAAGGGGTTACCTTCAAAAGCAACCCCAGAGATAGATCATTTTTATGTAGCCAATCGCAAGCTGCTTTCAGGTCCTGAGCTGTAGCTTCGCCGCTTTTAATCCGTTTAAGAAACTCCTCAGTAACTAGATTATGCAGCTCGTTAAATTGGTCTTCTGTAGCTTTGCGATTACCCATAATTATTCCTTCAGAAGGTTTGCACGGACGATGGCTACAGCCTGATCATCCAAGTTGTTGTCGGTACGTTTGGCCAAGGCATCAAGCATGTCTACAAGGAGCTTGTGGACACGACGAGAGCCAAGGAGGTTAAAAAGAATGGGGCGAATAATAGCGATCATTGTTTAATAAGGGTGAGTTGATCAAGTTTGTTTTCAATACGGACCATATGGTCTTCCATTGATTTGATGATTGCCGCCAGATCAGCTTTAGACACATACTTTTCTGCAATACGCAATTCAATACCGTCAACACGGCGGTCATGCTCAGCTAGGCGGTCATAGAGGTGGTTGATGCGGGTGTGTAATCTATTAGTGAGAGCTGCTACCCCAGCTGCAGCAGCTAAGGCAGCAGTAACAGCGGCTTCTACCATTTGATTGGAGAGTAGGAGTGTTAGTTGATATTTAAAGAATCAGACTTGCCAAGGGAGACCAGAGGCTTTAGTAGGAGCACGTTGCTCATCCAGTTGAGCCTGAAGAGCAGCTTCAATCTCTTGTACTTTTTCGTCACCACCAATCTTTTCTTTGACCCAACCGATAACTAGTTCTTCAGTTAGATCAGAGAAAGGAATCAGTGTTTCAGGCCGCTCAAAACCAATTGAACCGTACGCACCGATGGAATAAGAATCGTCCGAGGCATTTACGGAATAATGAGCAGTAAAAACATAACCGTCAACAGTTTCGCGGTCGAGTTGATTAATAGTCCAAGTAAAAGTTGTCATTTTATAAAATAATTTAAAAGGGTGAATGTCCCGTAGAGTTACGGGACTGGTTAAGTAGTAGTGTCAAAGACTACTGGGCCTAACTGGTGTAAGCAGCCAGACCCAGATGTGAAGGGGACTACGACGCCTCAAGGGCTGATAGCCGAGCTTCCAAAGAAGCGATTATTTCCTGCTGCTGTTGAACTGCCTTAATCAATACAGGACAAAGCTGCGATTGATCGAGTGTCCAACGGTCTTCGCTGTCGTGATCAATCGATCCGTCCTCCTCTTTGCGAGGAGCATTGACAACAAAAGGCAGGACTTCAACAAGTTCCTGAGCGATTAAGCCAGTCCATTTACCGCGAGCATTACGATTGTTGTGACTTGTGTCAGTCGGATCGTTCCATGTGAAGTCTCTAACTTTAATCTTGGAAACAGCGTCAAGTGCATCTAGCTTTGTGTCTTCGATATTTTCCTTAAGTCGTGCGTCAGAGCTTACTTGGATAGCAGCATTGCCGATGTAAAGCGTAGTAGTAGCCGCAAGAAATGAAGAGGTTCCAATAGAAGCGGCGCCAGCGGAACCACTCATATACACACGTGTAGAAGATCCACCTTGGAACTGCAAATATACATCCCCTGCCTGATTTATCCTCATCCGCTCCGTCGGGCTGCTAGCACCGTCCGCAGTCGTGCTGAATACGAGGCGGCCAGGGTAGTCATTCGTTGCGGCTGTCCCATCTACAAAACCAAGAATTGAGCTATAGACACCGCCTGTATTATCAGCAAATAAAAGAGCACCTACTGAAGTGTTCGCAGCGGGTGTAGCTGTTCCAGCTTGAATACTTAAAAGTCCATTACCGCTAGATGAATAACTATTTCCTCTAATCTGCAATCTTGCGAACTGACTATCGCCCGCGCTGGCACTAGAAGACGTACCAACTAAGAGCCTGCCGCTGGAGTCGATGCGTGCTCGCTCAGATGAACCAATCGAAAAGCTTAGAGGATCACCAGCGGTTACATGTATGTCATAAACACTTCCTGTTTGTCTAAAGTTTAAGAAGTTGTTGTTTGCTGCTTCTAACCGCAAGACAGGATTTCCATCATTTGCGCCTGATTTGACGTGCAAACGTGAGTCGCTATTCGGAGTAGTGCCAATCCCTACACGGCCTGAGGAGTCGATAACTGCGCGTGTGTTTGCAGCGGTGCCGAAACGAAAAACATCAGTACCGTGCAGATAGTCGATATACCCTCTAAAGGTACTAGTGCCAGTGCCATCACCGAAGTAAAGGCTAGAGGCTCCTGTTGTACTGCCGATAATTGAAATACCAGCATTTCCAGTGGTGTTGGCTACAACAAAATTATCAGCGTTGGAATCGTAGCTCCCAGGCGAACTAGTCCCTATGCCTAATCTGCCGCTGGAGTCGATGCGGACGCGTTCGTCTATGCCGCCACCATTTAAGCGAGTGTGGAACGTAAGTGCCCCATCTCTGTTAGCAGTTGTTGAGAAATCAGACTCTGCAAGACCATAGATTGCGGCACCTACAACACCGTTGGCAGGACCAAATTGAATCCCTGCTGTGTTGTTTGCCGTTGCGTTTTCGTTGATTAGCCGCAATAGATCCTGAGACCCAGAGCTTGTTGTATTGATTTGAAGGGGCACTCCAGGGCTCGTAGTCCCTACACCTACTCGATCAGTACTAGCATCAACAAATAACGTACCACTATCAACATTAAGGTCATCACCTGCATTAGTCAGGCTAACCTCAGTCCCACTACGGGTCCAAGTACCGGCACTATTTGTACCGATACTGGTCCATTTTTCACCGTCATATGTATAGACGATACCGTTTCCGGCAGTGTGGGTATCACCGGAAGACGGGCTATTTGGAAAAGTAATTGCTGTCATTAGTTAGTCTCCAGTGCGGTAATACGTGCTGCCAGGTCGGCATTTTGGGTTTCAAGGGTTTCGATGCGGTCCATTGCTTCTTGAAGTGCCTTAACAGCCTTCATGTAAAGCACAGAGTAGTTGACGCTCTTGGTGACGGTGCCAAGGTCGTTACCTTCTTCGTCAGTGTCAGGTGACTCCGAAACAAGACCAGGGGAGACCAGTTCAACCTCCTGTGCAATCACACCAATTTGAGTGAATGTTTCGTGGTTGGTAGATTCCTTGAAGTTGTACTTACGAACACGAATGTCTTTAATGTCATTCCACTGAGAAGCGGAATCAACAATGTTTTCCTTTAGCTTAGCGTCTGAAAGTCCAGTATAGGAGTTATTCGTATTCCTTACATTTCCATTAGTGCTGATATGAATTGAGGTTGTCCCGCTCCCAAGACTTGTAGCGCTATGTTGTCCTATAAATAAAGCAAAAGTAGTGCCCGCTGAATTTGAATTTTTGGAAACAAAGTTATTGCCTGCTCCAAATACATCTATTTCACCATTTTTATTAATACGCATTCGCTCCGTCGGGCTGCTGCTGCCGTCGGCAGTAGTGGAGAACACTAGGCGGCCTGGCATGTCGTTAGTGCCAGGAGTGCCGTCTACATAGGCTCTAATGGAGGCTCCAGCAACAAAGTTAGTTCCATCAGAGCCAGTAAATACACATTGGCCTAGCTCATCGTTTGCAATAACAACTGTCTGCCCACCAACAGAGTTTGATCTGTGTTTGGCAAAATTTAAAAGAGGACCTGCGGTATTGCTCTGCCCATAGGTTAAAAGTGTGCTTCTTGTGGTGCTGTTATTCGCTCCTTCAATTTGTAGGACAGGTGAAGTCGTACCGAAAAGATTGCTACGTGCGCTAGACGTACCAACTAAGAGGCGGCCTGATGAATCTATTCGTACTTTTTCAGAACCACCGATATTAAATATATGTTGAGCAGCTCGCGTATCAACAATTGAATACGCGCTTGTGTTTCTATTGTAATGAAGAACTTGATTCGTTGCAGTAGTTTGTTGAGGAATAAACTCAATTCCATCCTGCCCAGATGCGCTAATAACTAAACTAGAATTAGGACTCGTAGTGCCAATCCCTACTCGGGCTGAGCTATCAATGGTAATTGAAGTTAGGCCAGCAGCACCTAAATAAAGCTTGTCATCGGAATGTGAATACTGAATTGATCCTCTGTATTGAGCATCACCGGATGTTCCGTCAGCAAAAAAGATAGATCCTGCATTTGTGGTGCCAGATACAATGGATATGCCAGTATTGCCATTTTCATAAATAACTAAGTTATCAGCTGCAGCGTTATACGAACCTGGGCTACTAGTCCCTATGCCTACTGACCCGTCGGACGTTATACGCATCGCCTCAGTCGGGCTGCTTGCACCGTCTGCTGTGGTAGAAAATCTAAGAAGACCCGGATAATCATTAGATCCACTTGTCCCGTCTCCTGCTCCACTGATAACGGCATATTGATTGCCGCTTCCGTCTTCAAAAGTAATATCTCCAATGCCAGATCCTGAGGAGATAGTTGAATTTCGGCGCAAGCGCAACTGAGCGCCAAAAGTTGAACCAGCACTATTGCCTTGAAGAACTAAAGTATCATTGCTAGAGCTGCTAGAAGTCCCAACCAACACCCGCCCAGAGCTGTCGACAAACAACCTGCCCGTACCATTAGTTGCTACCGCTACTTGATCTGCACCTGGCGAGTAGATGCCAGTGTTTAGGTCGCCAGTAAAAGCGATCGAAGGCGTAGCTGCCGCTCCACCAGC